TATGATTCCGAACGATAACGCACTGATTAATAGATATTAGTTGCATAAGGTACAGGAATGCAAGGCTATTATTTAATCACCTGAAATATAAGGGTTTATTTGCAGTCTGATTTTGCGTGTAGTCCATAGGCTGCTCTGTGATGTATGTCGCTGAATGGGGTAAGTTACTCAATAACAGATCTGTAGGATTTACAGGGGATTTCAATATGCAAGCTGTGCCACCAGCCCATTAGCGAACGGCGCTATTTTCCGCGCGTGACGTGTCACGGCGCTGGTGGTTATCCCATGAATTTGCGGTATACCTCCCCGGCTTCTTCGGCGGTTAGGTTCGTTGTTTCCGTTCTGATCGGACCACCATCCTTACCCGTTGTTTCAACCTTTAATTTGTTGGTGTAAGCGTCCCCGCACTCTTTCGCGGCCTGTTCGATAAGCTGTGCTGTTAATGCGTAATTCTTGATTGCCTCTGCACGGTTCGCCATGCGATCGAGCATACGCAGCCGGTACGCTTTGTTAGCGATAGGGATATCGGATATTTCACTCTGGAAGCGGGCGCGAGTGTGATTAAAGAGTTCTACCCATTTTTGGCTAAGATTTTTAGCCATTGTATTTTCAGGGTTGTAGGCCGATATCTGTTGCCGGGTAACAACGATGCCAAAATCTTGTTTTACAAGTTCGACGATTCTGGAAGGGGGTTCATAGCAAGCTAATGATTGAATAATCATAACCTTAGCCATTGTTGGTAATGCCGCCATTGTTCACCTTTTGACAAAGGAAATAAAAGTAGCGTGCTGAGTTCTGCCCCTGCACCGCTACTTAAAGTTACAGATCACGTCATGGGTAGCTATCACTCGCTCTCCAGATCCTCAAGAGAGAAGCAAATATGCTGTGTTGAAACAAAATAGCTCAGCATGCTGCTTACCTTGTTTGACGCGACGTAATTATAATGCTCGACCATCTTTGCTAACGCGATAATCTCCCACCAGTAATGCTTAACTAGCTTTAGCGAAATTAAATAAGCCCGGCTATAGAGCTTGTCGCAATCATCTCCTGTTGCGCCTTGGTTCCTGTATTGCTCAAGCACTTTCCGAATATCGCTGGCGTCTCCTTTCCCTCCATTTTCCAGTAGTTTTTCAGGTGGTTCGCCTGAGTAAAGGTGTTGTGCCATTACGCCAGAAAAAGAGACGACCATCTGCGCCAGTTCATCTTTTCTGACGGGGAGATGTGAGCATACCGCCCGGCAATTATCGACCTCTTTGCCGTTAGCCAGTCGAGCAATACGAAACTCATCAGCAATAGATATCTCAATTTGCCTAGCACCCGTAAACCACGCAGCCATCGCGTGACCGGCTTCATGGATCGCGATATTTCTGTCCCACATAGGGCTTTTGCTGAATTCAACAATTACGCCATCACTCACGCTGCTTACTCTCCGTTAGATCTGTCATTTAGTTAAATTGAACTGCGTTGGGGGAGTCTCCATCACACACTCCCTTCAACTGCTATTGATTCCAGCGCCTTAGCCACCAGCCCACGAGCAATTTGATGGACAGACGGCGCGACGCCAATATCGGAGCGCTGGCGTTCGCGCTCCTGGATCTTGCAGATTGCGGCGAACTGGTCGCCAGAGAGTAATACCGGCTTAACGTTTGGCTTTTTCATCCTGTTCACTCCAGAACTTTGCATTCGCTTCGTTGACTTTTTCCAGATTGCGGCATTCGTTGTTGAAGTTGTTGCGCATCCGCAATTGCTCGGCCTGTTCACGGCCAAAGAGTTTACGCCCGGCGCTTTGCGGGTTTCCTGCAGCCAATTTCGGGTCATAAATAGCCATGCTCATTGCTCCTTACTTCGTGCGATGCCAGAAACTGGCGTTATCGGTGTTAATGCTGCGAATGGCGTCGCCTGTGGAGAGAATCTTCGGTGAAACGTTGTTAACTCGCATGTAGTCGCCAACCTGCTCCAGAACGTCGATAGCCTGATCAAGCTGAATCTCTGATAGCGGGGTCGGATGTACCGCACTGAATGCCTCAGCGGGTGCGTAACGCAGCACATCAAGCGCAACAAGGCGAGGATCGGTATCAGGAAGGGCGTTGTCATACTTTGGTGCTACAGCGCGTACCAGGCGCATAAATTCAGCGTCCATTGCCGTTGGTGCGGTAGAGGTGGGAGAAGCGCCGCTGCCACTACGTGTAATCATGTCACTATCGCGGGTGTACATCCGGCGCAAGCGGTCTCCGGTTGCAATGCGTGTTGCACGTTCCTGCTTAAGCGTCGTTGCAAGATTCGCAATGACGAGAGCCACAGGAAGCGAGCAGGTCAGCCTTTCGAACGTATCATCGGAGTAAGTCACCTCGACGGTACCACCAGCGTTATCACTTTCCAGATTAACATTGGTTATCTGTTTCATTGTTCATAACCTTTTGCGTTGTTTAAATTCTGATCATTGCATAAATTGCAACATTAGTAAATATCATTGCGCATATTGAAATGGCAAATCGACGTGATACTATGACGGTGATCCACCATTGTGTGATTGCATAAACATGGTTATCAAAAGCCCTCGCCTCTCCAGCGCGGGCTTTTTCTTTTCCGCTCCGCAAAGTTGCCGTTTCCGCATACTTTCACTTAGGCGACGCCCCTCCAAATTCGTAATTACTCTCCGAAAAAACTCTATAGATAAGCAAAAACATGTTGGTTCAGTTGGTTCAGTTGGTTCAATTTGTAAAGATTGTTGTTTTATAAGGATTATTTCTTTCAGAGTGAACCAACAAAGCCCCGTTTTGAACCAACAAACGCTATTTTCGTGTTGGTTCAGTGGGAAAGATTTACAGGCCAGCCAGAAAAAGGCGTTGGTTCAATAGCGGCATTTGTTGGTTCAAAATGGGCGTTTGTTGGTTCGGTGTTGGTTCACTTACAAGCATGTAAATGCATTAAATACATACACTTATATTAATTAAATAGTTACTGAACCAACTGAACCAACAAAAAAACATCTCGTATGTGTGTTTTTATTCTTCACCCTCCATCTCGTCGGGTCGTAGCTGGAGCACATAAACGTTTATCTGGCGTCCATCAATTCGCGGGGATTTACGCTGATACCCCCTTCCGCTGGCTGGCGGTTTCAGCACCCCAGCCCCGGCCAGCACACGGGCAAACTGTTTCGCGTTGAATCCCTTCGCAATCTCACCTTCGAATGCTGCCGGGAACGTGTAGAACACTATCGGATCAGCATCATGCGCCCCTTTCTGACGGTACCCGGCCAAATCCCGAATCGGCATGTCAGCCGGGTCATAAGGGTAAGGTGCAAATCGGCTCAGTCCGTATGCATTAAGAAACGCCTCTGCCTGCTCGATGATCTGCTTATGCTCACGGTTCCCCGTGCCAAACTCTTTCACCCAGGCGTTAAAGCCATGCTGGATGGCGTCCCGGCTTTCCTGCTCCCCCCAGCCAGTGACAGGCATCCCAAGCACCAGCGCCGCCTCCAGAATGGCGAACCGCTCGCCTACACGATGAACCTGTTCGCCATAATCAGCGGGGATAAGACTGCGCCAGCGCTCTTGCGCCGCTCTGACAGCTTGTTTTGCCTCCTGCTGGTGGCCTGCAAGCCATTTAATCCATTCACGGCCTGCGGCTCCGTGGTTCGTCTGGTAAGCCTCTTTGAGTGCGTCGGCGTGTTGCTTCCCGTTCTGGTACTCATGGTGCGTTACTGATTTCTCCATCGGTAAATTAAGCAGCCGCACCAGTTGTCCGGCCTTAACTTTCAGCCCACCAGCAGAAAGAAACGTCTCAATGTCCATTTCCCCGGTACTGATCGCCACGGTACGCCAGCGCTTTAACTCGCGGTTGCCTCCCTCCTTCGCCCCCTGTAGCTTTCCGGCACCGTTAAACAGCGTGTAAGCTGACGTGGCAACGTCTTTGGCGCTACTGCCCTGCCCCACTTCGTCCAGCGGTAACAGGCTATCGTTATGCGCTTCCGCTTCGTTGGCGATACCCAGCGCAGTACCGTACCAGGTGAGGCGCAGGGCATCCGGTTCACCGTATAAACTGCTGGCAATGTTGGCGGTCGTTGTCTTCCCTGCGCTGGACTGTTCGAAAAGGTGAACACCGAAACCGTCAGCGCCAACAAGCCCGATCAGCGGTGCAGACAGCGCAGCCGCAACACCCAGCATCATTGACGGGTTTCCCAACGCAAGACGCGCCACCGAATCACGCCAGCTTTCCGGCGTTCCACTGACGGTATAGCCACCAGCCGCCGCACTGCGGCCACTGAATAAAAGCGGTATCTCTGGATCACCAATAACATCACCATCCGGCATGATGTACGCCCCGCTGTGCCAGCCTGTGGTGTGGCTGATCTGCCACTCCTTGCCGCTACCGGTTCGCTGTAGCCAGTCGGCCAGAATTGCCCGCAACGATGGTTTGGTCGTCACACTGACACCGCCGTTTTTCAGAGTTCGCCATCCCTCGCGGTCGCCAATGTCCTCCCAAGGAAGCGCACGGGTAACTTGCCCCCGATTGCCGGGAACGTCCCAACGCAGGATCAGAAAGCGCTGTCTGGCGTTATCACTCCCCGCACCAGCAATCTCCAGCGGAGAGCATAGCCACGCCTCGGTATTGATAATTTCCCCTGTGTCTTTGTCCACTTTCGGGGTGATCCAGTGAATGCCATCCGAACGGCTCTCTACTCGCGGTTTAAGGTCGTCGTCGATACCAGGGCTTTTTTTGCCGCCGTCGATTGCTGTCAGTGTCGCACCCACTTTCTTACCCTCCGGTTGATACATTGAGTCGTTAAATGCTGCTGTGGCCGCTTCGAGGCCGTATTGCTGGTGGTAGTCGTTCCAGTCCGCTTTATAGTCCACTGGTGGCATGGAAACCCAGCCAGAAACGGCTTTCGCGGCTTTCTCTGCGGCCTCCTTGCCAGTGTTAACTTTCACTCCTTTAATTCCGTCACTTTCGCCCATCTGGTCGTTATCTGCGGCAATGATGATTTGTGCCTGTGGGTACTTCCGGCGCATCACTTCGGCAACGGGTAGCAGGTTGCCCGCGTCAATTGCTGCCACTGCCAGCGCGTCCGGGCGCATCAGGTGAACTGAAAGGGCCGTCGCCAGCCCCTCGGCAATTAAAACGCTCTGCGGCGATTCTGGCGCGTTTACGGCATGATATGCCCCGCGCTTTGCTGAACCTGTCAGGAGTCGCTTCTCTCCCTGCGGTGTAATGGTTTGCGCTGCTGCCACTGCGCCGGATTCGTCCACCAGCTCCAGCAATAACGAACCATCAGGCATAACCGGATAGTTAAACCCGGTCAGCCCTTTTGATTGCAGGTAATCAGATTCGCCCTGTGTGGCACTCTGGCGCATTCCGGCATACAGACGGGCAAACGTAGCCCTTCGCTGCTCTGCGTCCCCTGCTGCCTGTTTCTGGCGCTCCTGCTCACGCTGCTGGCGGTCAGCTTCCAGTTGCTCCCTTCTATGGCTCGCTGCCACCGGGTCGGATTGCGCTGCCAGGTAATCAATACCCAGCACGTCAGCGGCAAGCTGTGCCGCCTCCGTAGTGTCGCAGTTGTTAACCCGCTTGATTAAATCCAGCCCGTCACCAGCGCCACACTGGTTGCAGATAAAGCTACCGCGCCCGTTGTCGTCGAATCTGAAACGGTCTTTTCCACCACATGCAGGGCATGGAGAATGGCGGCGCGATGAATCAGGCACGTCGATAGACAACCCAGCCAGCACATAAGGCCAGCGCCCTGCTGCGGCGCTGGTCACTTCGCGGATAAGGTCGATATTACGCATGGTTGCCTCCTGCCACGGTCGCGCCCATATCATTAATCATGCTTTGCCATATCTCGCGCCCGACGTCAGTCAATCCGTCCTTAGTGACGCAACGATCAAGAAGCTCGATCCCCACGGTTTCCCACTGCGGGTAGAACACTTTCATGGCTGCCAGTGTGTAGCTATCGATCAGGCTGCGAACGCCTTTTACTCCATTGACGATTTCCACACGGACGGCGAGGCCGTCCGCATCAACCATGAAATAGTCCCCGCCGCTGGTGGCGGTAATGTGGTTATACAGTGCCGACGCATACTTATTCGCCAGCGCATTCAGTCGGAAATTTTTAGTAATCATGTCGCCCCCTCAGTGCGCCAGCGGCATTTCAGGCCAGCCGTTTTCATCCAGTTCAGCTATAAAGCTGTTGTGAAGTTCAGCAAGCGTTTCACGCCCGAACGGGGTCAACTCGCCGCGCTCCGTGTCCAGCATGGCCTGATAAAAAACAATGGCGTTCGCCGTTCCCTGCTCAATGCCGTAGCGCTCAATCATTGCGCCCTCGATGTTGTTCGCCATCGCCAGCCGTTCAGCAAACGGGTAAACCACCATGCCCGCATTACCATTGGAGTAAATCGCCACCTGCGATGATGTGCCGTCAGCCTCAGTAACCGTGGTGGTGCCGTTCTCGCGCTTCATCTCAGAAACGAACGTCGCAGCAATCAGCCAGCGCCACATAGTGACGTTATGCTGCGCGGTGAAGTCGAACCAGCCACGCGCCCCGCCATCAGCAACGGCAAAATGAATGGCGTAGCCGATATCGGGCGTATCGTCGTACTCTCCCGCATCCAGACGGCTTACAGCGCTCTCATAGGTGATAATGGCTACATGCTCATACATCCCGGCATCGTTGCGGGTCATGATATTGACGCCGTGCGGTGTGGCTTCGGCGTGGAACAGGTCGGGATTTCCCGGTTTAATGGTCAGTATATTGCTCATGCTTTGCCCTCCCGATATTCACGCATTACATGGTCAGCTAGCTTGCTTTCAGCCTCGCTCATTGCTTCGGGCACACCGTGTAACAGCGTCAGAATGGAACCTATAAGGCGTGGTAAATCGGGATCTGTTTTATTGGTGGTGCTCTCCAGCCACATGGACAAAACAGCCTGTGCCTGTTCAATCTGGCAGGCAGCATCAATCAGTTGTAACTGGCTCATGCGCTGCCCTCCGCATCAATTCTGGCTATATCGACAATCGTCAGGACTTTACTAAGCCAGCAATACGCGATGGCTGCTTGCTCAACTTCGAGGAGTGGTAATAAATCGGTCATAACGTGAGCCAGCCCATTGCGGGCGCGGGTCATGCGTTCTGCGGTACGCTCTGCCAGCGTGAAAGAGTCAGGGTACGGCTGTTCGCGGGATAGCATCGCCTCGGCCTCAAGATCTGCAGGATGGCGATAGATGGTATGAATGTTCACGCTGCCACCTCCTGAATACGAGTAATACGAACGTGCTTATAACCGCCTTTATTCGCCAGTAGTTGCGCAGTCGATTTAGCTGTTTCTGGACTGGTGCTAGTCATGGTGTAGTGAATGCCGACGGTGTTACCGCGCTTGTTAACAGCGTATCCGTCGATCTGGAAGGTTTTACGCATTTCCGACCTCCATTGCTAAACGGGACTGGATAGCTGCCGCTTTACTGCCTAATTGCAGGTAAGTACGAGTTATCGCAGGGTTGCTATGACCCAGCATTTCAGAGGCCACTAATAGGCCCTGTTCGCCACCTGCGGACATGAGGTTAAAGGCGGCTATTTTGCGGCTTGAGTAGGCGCTCAGGCGCAATTTAGCGTTAATGAAACGGGTAAACCACGCCATGACGCCATGAAGTTTGCGCCAGATGGTTTGGCGAGTAACGCTACCTTCCAGACGTTGACAACGGTTACTTTCGATTTGAGAGCGGGAAAATACCAGGTCGTCCTCCACCAGATTCCGATCCTGACGGTCACGCAGCCGCTTGATAATGCCGGGGGGTAACTGTTTGGTGTCGTGCTTGACGTCAGCCTTAGCCACCAGCCCGAACACAATCGCCTGTTCTTCGTCGTTCATATCGGCGGCCAGTTCATCACAGCCGATACTATCCCACTTCATGTAGGCGATATGGTCAGCGGCGAGCCGCGCGGCGTCCTTGCGCTGCTGGCGCACAATTTCAATACCTTTGCGGGTTGCCCGCGCTTCTGCGGCTTTGGTCTGTTTGGAAACGATAATTGTCGCCTGTCCAGTTTCCCAATTGATGCAGGAATAGCGCAGGTTGCAAACGTCGCTGGTACGCCAGCCGGTTACGGTCGCAATATCCCACCAGAGCAACACCCAATCGGGCTGTGTCTGCTGGATGCGCTCGCGTAGCTTGCGCTGCTCGTCACGGTCATAGACAGGGGTCATGGTGCGACTGCCCTTTGTGCTCGCCGCTTTAACGACATTGCCGCGCAGCTCGCGGGCTTTGGCTGTCAGAGTCTGGAGGTTAAACATGACGCACCTCCGGCACTGGCAGACGTGCGGCCAGAGACAAAATAAAGTGCGGCGCAAGGATGCGGCGGGCTTCGCGTTCGGTCGCAGCCTCAACGGACAGACGGCAAGGTTTGGCTTTTTTATCGTGGCGATTCAGCGCGAGAAAGCGCCAGGTGAATTTTGAGTGTGCGGATCTAGCCATTTTTAGCGGCTCCTAGAACATATTGAAGGAGTCTCGCCAGATGCTGCTAAACATGGGTGGCGAGACGTGACGGGGTTAGCAGACTGGCGTTCTAGGAAACCAGCAGGCGTTAAGCCTCCCCACCACGCCCCGCCATAAATCGGGGGTATGGTTGGTTTTCGGGCGTAAAAATACCGCTATACGGAAATCAGCGGCTACCCGCTAGAACGTTCAGGCTGCTAAACCCGGCACCCGTTTTGTGAGGTGCGAAATAATCATAACCACACTACCCCGTTAAGCGCAAGGGAAATATCCCCTGCGCCCACAATGCAAACTTGTGATTAGTACCCGCGAGAAGCGTAAACTCGTGCCATGCCAGCCCAATGAGAGAAAAGAATTTCCCACTTAATTGGGTTGTAGGTAATACTTCCATCGACTGCGGCAGCATTCCATGCCCGATCAGAAATAGAGCTATCTTTAGCAGTTTTCCCCCATTCAACAATATCCCTTGCTAAAGCCTGTACACATGCTCGACTGACTACCTTTTCGTCAACGTACGCCCCAACATCAGAGCATGACTCCATACTCATGTTCAGGCTATTTTTAAGGGACTCCAGCCCGGCCACTGACATAAAGCGACGACCATTAGCGTATGCAACACCGTCATTCCTGATAGTGAACTTAACAGTGTGGAATGCGTCAACAATCATCCGCTGCTCTGGCGTCGGGTTCTGCCATAGCACAAGGTTAATCTCTCTCTCAGAAGCTATTGATTCTGCTTTCTCACGCTTAACTCGTGCATCCCGTTCTGCCTGGTATTGTTTTTGATTTTCATCATGAGCCTTTTGGTAACTAGAGGCTAATGCGTCTCTGTTTTTGGCAAATGCTGCAATGCTATTTTTGAAATCGCTTCTGCTAACCTTGTTTAACCCCATACTCCAGCGGTCATTTTCGTAATCATCATAAATGGCATCAACTTTTGCCGGATTACTCAGCACAGTCGCCAGATTAACCGGAATTTTAGCCATCTCGTCACTGATTCTCGCTACATGTTCGAAAGTCGATATAGAGCCAACTTCATGACTCCCATACTCATGATAAGCGGCATAAAAAATTGGAATAGATTGAGGTTTTTCGTTCACTGACTTAATGATGCTTTTTTCATCACATGACTGTTCACCCCATTTGAAAACACTTTTCCCACCATTTTTGTATGTGTTGCAATCATCAATACCCAAACGAACCAGCGCATCCCATCCGGGCCGTTTCTTGTAATCCTCGCTCTTGACAACATGCATTGTGGTTAGGGCTTTCGCAGGATCTAACTTGCCAGCGGTACAAGACACGATAGGAAAGGCCAGAGAAGCGCAGGCTGCTATCCTGAAAAGGCTCGTCAATCTTTCTTTTTTCATCGTCCTAATGCTCTTTCAAACCAAGAATGTAGGACATAGTAAATTGTGGTTAATGGCAAGTCGATATAAAGGCCGGGTTATTGGCTTCGGTGCCAATATCATTTCTCCGAAATTTCATAACGCCTGTAATCGCTCGTTTCCCCATCTTGGGGACATTTCAAAACTGCGAATCAAAGTGCGAATGGAACTGCGAATTCGCAAAGAGAGAGCGCCGCTCAAAGCAGGCCGGATAAGGCTTCGCGGACATATTGCGAATGCGAATCCACCAGAAACGAAACGCGAATCACCCATAAACAAAACCGATACGCAGGGAGCGTACTGCCCGTATTCAATCGGCCGAAAAGTCAGCCGATTAAAATCATGCCCGGCTATCCCCTGAAATTTCAGGAGATCGAGAGCCACCAGCAGAGAACCGTTCATGCCATCGGTAACTTGCAGCCCGAAGCTCAAATCTGAGCGTTGACCGCCAGCCAGAAGAAACCATTTTAAATCCCGCGCCTTCTCTTTGGATGAACAGGGTTACTCCCCGTAATGCTGTGAACTGCCACGATGATTCGGGGTTGTGTTGCGCTGGCCTTTGAGTCCCGCACAAACACTGACCCACAAAATTTTTGTAGGTGACTGGCCCTCTTGATGAGGTGCTGTTTTGCGTAACCCTTAATGAGTTGTGCAAAGGCTCAACCCTTCAAAAGGGTTGCCTAACCACCGGCGATAGTAATAACCGCCAACCTATGAACACTATGAACACCTTTGAGCATTTTTCTATAAACATTCCACTACTGCCCTATTTGATGCCTTTCTCTGGCTGGCCTGTGTAAGTTACCGTTGCTGGGAACTGACAATAAAAAAGGCTTGCCCCTCTCAGGTAACAAGCCTTGTCTATCGCTCTGGATCTCACTCACTACAGATTCCGCGCTTTTGGCTCTGTCTTCCGATCCACGCCTCCACCTCATCGCGATACCAGCAATTGCGGCCGCCAACTTTGAAGGGCATCGGAAAGCCGTTCCCCTCATCCTTCAGAAATTCATAGAACGCAGAATCAGAACGGTAGCGTAGACGGGCTTTAACTTCGACTTTGAGCAAAATATCACTGTTAGATATGGACATAAAAACCTCATTATATATTCGATATAATTATATATGATTTGAATAAAAAAAACGCATTCCGGTTAGCTTTGGGCATAAAAAAAGCTGGCTTAAAGCCAGCTATACCCGTTTGAAATCATGATTATCCAGAAATGGATGTGCCTTACACAACCAGCCTCAAGCCCTTATCGCCGCTGGTCTCCAGTATTTCGCCACACTCTGCGGCCTCGATAAAGTCCCCCCACCATTGCATTAAAACCCGGCGTTTTTCCAGATAGTCGCTACGGTTATAAACATTTCGAATCGCATCGGCGCTTTTGTGAGCGAGTGCAGCCTCAATCACATCAGGGTTGAACCCCTCGTCATTTAAAACTGTAGATGCCAACGCCCTGAACCCATGAGGAACAATCAGCCCTTTAAACGACGTTTTGTGTATCCCGGCCTGAGTCGCACAGCGTGAGATCGGCTTATTTTCTTTTCGCCATGAGGGGAAAACATAATCGCAGCGCTTCCACTTTTCGGCCTCTTTAAGCACGTTTATAGCCTGGCTCGATAATGGGACTACGTGGGGGCGCTTTCCTTTCATCCGGCTTGCAGGGATTTGCCAGATTGAGTTATCAAAATCAATCTCATTCCAGAGAGCGCCGCCAGCCTCCGAAGGCCGGACCATCGTAATGATCTGGAATAATAATGCCAGCTTTGATGGCTCCCATAAGCTCAACTCGTTCCATGCGCTTAAAAATTCGGGCAACCGCTCTTTCTGTAAAGTCGCTCTTGGCTCGTTTTTTTCAGCCGGGAATGCTTTACCAATTTTCGATAGCGGGTTGTGCTCAATAACCCCAATGTTTACCGCATAATCCATTATGGCGTTGATGGTAATAACCATTTTCGTAAGCGTTGATGGCCTTTCCCTGAAAGGTTTAAAAGCCTGAATAGTATCGGCTGCGTTTATTTTATGTACCGTGGTATGCCTAAAAATCGTGGAAAGATGCTTCAACGTCACATTGTGCGATTCAAGCGTGTTGCTTCTCGCACCTTCTTTAATCTTGATTTTTAGCCATTCATCGGCAACGGCCTGAAATGACTGCGCGTACATTTTACGCTGTTCATTCCTGGCATCTTTTTTGACTTCGTTCGGATCTATCCCTCGCGCTACCATACGGCGCAGTTTCGAACGTTCCTCCCTCGCTTCGGACAAAGTAAACTCCGGGTATCGTCCAATAGTATAGGTTTGTCTCTTCTTCGTTACCGGGTGTACATACCGAAAACGCCATGACTTACCGCCCCGGCTTGTGATGTAAAGCAACAAACCGAAACCATCGTGCAAACTGAAATCCTTGCCCTGTGCCTTCGCGCTTTTCACTTCGACGCTAGTTAGTGGCCTAACAATCATTCAACACCTCTCTGGCTACCATGTAATGCAAACGGCGCATGATTCTCTTTCTAGTCCCTCATGTACCGAATCAAAGCGAAATCCGGCGAATAAATCCGCACATGTTCGGAGTGTCATTTTTATGGTTCAGGCCAGTAACGCCGTATGATTCCGAACGATAACGCACTGATTAATAGATATTAGTTGCATAAGGTACAGATATGCAGTCATTGGATTATCCTTTGCGGTTAGACCAGAAGTCGGCGTTTTGTTTGTTCAGGGAAGCGATGCTGGTCATGCCCATATTTGGACGTTGTGCATCGCCCGTGGTGCTGCGGGTGTTTCGCCCTTTGGCAATCTCTGACACGGCGTTAAACGCCATATCTACCGATTGCTTGGGCAATTTGCGGATATCTGCATCACCGACAACCTGGCGAACCAGTGTTTTGTCAGCGGCGGACAGCACATCACGTTTGAACGCGGTCGGTTTCACCTTACGGCTCAGATCGATACCCGGGACGATAACTTCGGCACGATAAGCAGCGTCACCAGTAATCGTGGTTTCTTCTTCATCGTCCTCGCCGTCACCGGTCGGATTATCGTCAGGCTTATTGTCGTTATCGCCCGTCGCAGTTCCTTCGAGCTTAGCCAGCAGGGCTTTGAGCAAGGTTTTGATATCGTCCTCGCCGTCGCCGGTTGGCTCTCCGCCCATTTCCGGCTTTTTGTCCGGCAATGGTTGCTGCGGTGAAAGGTTAATGTTGAGGTTAACGCCGCTCGGCAGATCCCCTTCGTCACCCGTTACCGCCGCTGGCGCAGAGTCCAGCAGTTCGTTCATGGTGTCAGCGTCACCCGTTTTGATGGCCGTGCGCATGCGGGTCCACCAGCTTTTCTTTTGATTTGCCATTGTGTCTCTGTCTCCAATTGCACAACGATTTCCGGCTCTGCCTTTGGGGACAAGAGCCACATGGTTTCCGGTAATATCGACCTGCTCGGCTTTACCTGGCTCGGTCTGCTCGTACTCCGCGTCATAGCCGCACGACACTTCACGCAGGCCATCTTCGATAAGCTGAATGGCGTTTTCGTCTTTGACGATAAGGTCAGCCAGCATCAAATCAGACTGATCACCAGTCCCGCGCCGAACGTTCTGAAGATGCCCGACCGCAAGCTCTTTCCAGTTCTCGGGGTTGACCAGCCGCACATTTCCGTTTTCATCTTCAGGATGCAGGATCGTGATGCTCATCCCTTCGAATGAGGCGAGCGTGGCCGGATGGAATACCTGCTCAGGAGAGCGCGTTACGACTATTTCACCGAACTTATCGGGTTTCAGTTTTGGCAGGTCATCAGCACCATAGAGCTGCTTACCTGTTCGTCCTATCGGCACGTCTTTGCACAGCAGCGAGCCGTCAGCCAGCTGATAACGGGTTTCCCCCAGCCGGGTATTGAAAAAATATTTCATGGTTTACCTGCGATTCAGGCGAGATAAGAATGAGGGTTGGGGAAGACGATTTCTTTGTAACAGCGGCAGTTCGGGAGCTCGCCAGCGTGACCGGTCATGCCGTCAAGCGTTGGAGGTCGGCCCCATTCGACAAACTTCCCTTCCATCTCTCGATGAGAATGCCGGACGTCGCCATCTTCGGCTGTACGCCAGATATAACCATTCGAGCCGATTGACAGCGCACGCGCCTGATCCAGTGCACCGGTTGCGCGCCCAAGCTCAGTCCGGGCGATAAGGTTCGCTCGTGAGCGTGACACGTCACCGGAAGCAGCTATCTCTTTCGCGAATGGCTCAGCGCGGCCACCAGTTACTACAGCCTCGATGGCCTTGTTCTGAATGTCATACACCCGATCGGCGGCCTCAAGAGGCAGAGATTTGATGTACTTAATTTGCTCGGCGACGATGGATTTCATCACCTGGCCTACCGGGGCGCGGTCAACCATGTTGCGCAGCTCTGCGCTGATGTTCCGGCTGTGCTGACGCCACTGCTTTTCATTCTGGCGCGCTATGTCTGCGGTGAAGTTCTCAGCAACCTTCGTCGCCCAGGGGGTGATGATTTCGCTGTAGCGCTCCAGCGCATCCATTATTTCGGTGACGCTATCGTTTGAACCATCGTAGCGCCCATTTACGATATCCCCGACCGCCCGCGCTATCTGCCGTAGGCTCGTTCGATATCGGATCTCCGCCTGGCGACTCTGGCGGTTTGTCGCCAAGTTCGCCGATGCCTGGCGGCGCTTCGTCTTCGGCATTCTCGATATCCTCGTCGGTAATGGATGCCCCGATGCCGGTGACGTCAGAGTTTTCGCGCAGGTCGGTCATCGCCGCCTTACGCGTCATCAATCCGTCGCCCAGCGCGGTACTGATCGCGTTGGTGGTGTTTACGGCCACCGTTGATCGGTCAACGTCTGACATTTGCCATAGCGGGTTAAACTCAAACGTGAAATCGTCCGGCAGCGGCTTTCCGAGTTCCGAGCGGTGCATAATGTCCAGTATCCGGCGCATCGGCAGCCGTAAGCGGCGCTCCTGCAATGAGCTCACCCGGTCGTAATAGTTGGCGAGGTCTGCATCACCAGTAGAGAAGCCTTTCGGGGATTGACCGAACAGGCGTACCAGCGGGATACCAACGGCACCGCTGATCTGCTCAGCAAACTGCGAAAGAATGTCATCCAGACCGCTGAAGCTGTACTGGTGGGTTTCGAACTTATCCCGCGAGTCCATGAGCGTCATGCCTTCATTGCTCTGGAACTGGCGGATCAGGTCGATGTTCTTCAGCAGCGCCTCGAACGCCGGGCCGCCAAGCGCGATAAGCTCGCGCAGCTTCTCCACGCTGTAGGTACGCAGATGTGCTTTGTAGACCAGCTGCGCCGCGCCGACAGTGGCGCTGTCGAACGCAGTAAGCCGATCCCAGATACGCTCTACAACCGACATTCCCCATTCGTTTTCGGTCATCTTCTGCTGGAATGGCAGCGTGACGCCATCAAAGCGGATCAGGCGGCTGTGATGGATGCGCCAGGCCGGAATGCCCGTTGCGGTGGTCACCACGTCGTAAAACTCAGGCTTGCCGAGGTCCGGCCCCATCTCTTTAATGCGGCGTGTCAGCACCGGGTTAATCATCCAGCGGTCGAGCGGGAGAATGCCCTTAAACTTGCCCTCGCCAATGGTTTCGAGTCGCAGCGGGGTCATTGGTGCTTGCCCCTCGATCATGATGAAGCCGACCGCGCCGCCGTAGAGGCGCGACCATTTCAGCACGTCGTTCAGCGCATCCCAGATCTGCAACTCATCCAGTTGCGCTTCGAGGGTGCCACGGTCTTTGGCGTCAATCTCCGAAGTGATGCGAATGCCCTTTCGGGTCATATCGTCCGGGATAGCGTCGACCGCTTCACCGATAACCCACGAACCGCGATATGACCATTCCACCAGCATGCGGTTGCGGCTGGTGGAGTTCGCCCGGTAGGTCGATGCTGAATGCTGGTTAGGCGTCTGCATCCCAACGCGGGCGACGAAGTTCTCGTAGCTGTCAGCGGTGGGCTGTGCCGTTCGCTGAGAGGATTGCTTGTTTCGTGCCATCAGGCTTGCCTCCCGAGCAATTCCCAAATATCCATTGTTGTATCGGTCGGCGCGAACGCCATTATGAAAGCGTCGGCAATGTTAGGTGAGGGGATATCGCGCTTAGCCAAATCTTTCTTGCTTTCAACCATAACCCTACCGTTACGATCAAAGTCTCGGTGCGGGGTCGTCAGCTCAAGCTTTAGTTTCTCCAGGTGCGGGCACGATGAATCGATACTTATCAACTCATCAACAGGATATTCCTCTCCATTTTTCACCGCGTTGAACGTATTACGAAAGCGATCAGCTACCAGCCACCATGCCTGGGCTTTCAGATTGGCAAAGAAGTCTTTATTCGGAATGCCGTTATATTCAGAATCTGGCTCGTTCACACCAGCGCCAGCATTGAAGCGTTGATAATTAACTGGTCGTGAATAAGGATTTTCACGTCGTCTGTCTTCGTTAATTTCCGAGAATTTAGCACCAGCAGAAGCGCCAACACCAATGGAGTCATAAACGATATCAGCACTTCTCTCTGTGGCTGCCTGATATGCCCGCTGGCAGCTTTTAAGAAGCTCGTCTTCTTTTGCCTTCCATTCATCAGCCCAATACACAACGGAGCCATGACGATAAACATTGGAGCACTTATCCGCACCGCTATCGGCAACGTCGAAGCCTATTCGCTTTCGTCCGTTTGGCTCAAAACCAAGCACCTTATGGGCATCTATTGCAGCCTCAATCCACGAAAGTTTAATAATTGCCGCGTCATCATCAGATTCGGGAACCCCCATATAAACGTGGTCAAACCCCTCCGGATCACGACGCTTTGCAGCCGAGATAACCTTAAGCATGGTGTCTGAGAGGAATGGGTTTTCGTCGTAATTGATTTTTCTCACCAACGTATCTTCTGGTGGATCAACAACGAAATTACGCCATACAAAGTCAGTCACCAGACCAGGGTTAAAAATAAACCAGCATTCAGATCCGCTTTTACGAATGGTTGGTTCCAGTATCTTCCACTGGTATTCCGTTAGTGCATGGGCTTCTTCAAGCCACAAAACGCTGATACCTTCCAGGGATTTAATTTCTTCGATATTGCGCCATAAACCGTAAAACACGAATTCTGAGCCAGTGACCCGGTTGATAATTTTATTATTCAGAATTCGGAAGCGATGCCGCAGCCCAAACCGTTCAATCTGTATTTTGAGCAGGGTATAAACCGACTCTTCGATTTTGTTCTGAATTTGACGTGCGCAACAGAAACGCAGGTTGTATTTATTTGCCAGAAAGACAGCAAACCCAGCAGCATCCCATGACTTTGACGATGAGCGCCCACCAAAAAGTACTTTATTTCGAGCCTGTGTCGTCCAGAAGTTCCTTAGGGCCGGATTCAGGGTCGGTTTGGATGTCAGAGTAGAAGTCATTAAGGTCACGATCTCCATTACCGTCATCAACGCCAGCATCACGACGAAGGCGATCCGCTTCCAGAGACACTTTGTCAGTGGAGGCGAGCCGATGCTCTATAGATGCCTTTGTGAATTCCAGCGACTCAATGCGGGCCGTGTTACGGTGCATGGCTTTTTGCGCAGATGAAATTAGCTCGTGAAGATTATTGGCGGTATCGCCATCAGCTATTTCAAGCTCAGTCTGCCAGCGGCCAATATTTTCAGCAGCGGTAAGGTTCGCCGCACGCAACCAGAAAAGCTCATCATCAAGAGTGAGCGCCTGAGCATCCTCGGTAATGGCATCAGATAGAAGCATTCGGCGTCCATAGCCACCATGCTTCAATGCGTTCTGATTTCCGGGTCTGGAATTATAATGAGCGCGTTTCGTTTCTGGTGAGTTTGATGGTTTTGCGACTTCGCAGTTATCCACTAAGCCCGCTGGTGGCTTACTCTTTGCCACTTTCTCCTTTTGCGAATTCGCAGTTTTATTCGCACTTTTCTTTTGCGAATTCGCACTACCATTCGCAATTTTGATATAGCGCTTTGCAGTCGAGTAATTCAGTCCCTGCGCTTCACACCATTCTTTGGGGGAAATGCCGGTTTTGGCATGTTCGGACAGGAACCGTTGCTGAAGCTCGCCCCAGTCCGGCTTTGCCATGAATATTTCCTCTTAATGACATTATCGAAGCCCCTCAGTGAAGGGCTTCTGTAATGTCAGTCCCGGACGAACGTAACCTTTGTGGTTATCATTCGCCGCACAAGGCGCGCTACTTCGCGTTGCATTTCATCAATTACTTTTGGCGTCAGTGGTTGATGCGCATATTTACGCTCAATCTCTGCAAAAATCCCGTTCAGCACCTCGCTGTCTGGTGGGATAACTTCAACGTTTAATCGTGCCATCGGTTTGTCCTGCCCTGTTGTTCTCGAAAATCCTGATATCAGCCTTATCCCTGTTGCACTGCGCCAGCGCTGACAGCAATGCGACATTCAGGTCAAGACTTGCTCCCCACGTAAACGGGTCGGGTAAGTCTGGCTGGGGTGTTTCAGCCGTCAGGTTGGCTGGTAACGGAACCACCGGAACTGGAACGTAGACCGTTCGCGTAGTCGTGCAGCCGCTTAACTGCGCCAGAAGGCACAAAACGAACAGCACAATCATCATCCGCAACAGCAGCCTTGATATCGTTCTCGGTTCTCTGTGACTCCAGTGTGATCTGCTGTTTTGCATGCTGGTTAGCCTCCAGAACTGTATTGACGATTTGCAGTGATTGCAGGACGTTATTGGTAATGACAGTTGCCGATTTGGCATTTTGTACAGCCTCATCAGCACGTTTCTTTTCGTGCTGATATTTGCTGTAGTAGTGGTTGGCAGACCAGATGAAAGAACCGATGACAGTAAAGAAGAATGCAGCGATAACCAGCTTATATCTCAGCTTCATTTACTACCCCACCAGCTTTTTTAAATCGGGCAATCAGGTCACCGATTTTATGTTCATACTGACCGTAACCTGCACCAGGTAACGACGCCCATATATTGCTGCAACGGTCGATTGCCTGACGAATATCACCGCGATCAATCATCGGTAAAGCGCCACGCTCTTTAATCTGCTGCAATGCCACAGCGTCCTGGCTTTTGGGAGAGAAGTCTTTCAGGCCAAGCTGCTTGCGGTAGGCATCCCACCAACGGGAAAGAAGCTGGTAACGTCCTGCGGCTGTTGATTTGAGTTTGGTGTTTAGCGTGACAAGTTTGCGAGGGTGATCGGAGTAATCAGTGAATAGCTCTCCGCCTACAATGACGTCATAACCATGATTTCTGGTTTTCTGACGTCCGTTATCAGTTCCCTCTGACCACGCCAGCATATCGAGGAACGCCTTACGTTGATTATTGATTTCCACCATCTTCTACTCCGGCTTTTTTAGCAGCGAAGCGTTTGATAAGCGAACCAATCGAGTCAGTACCGATGTAGCCGATGAACACGCTCGTTATATAAGCGAGATTGCTACTTAGTCCGGCGAAGTCGAGAAGGTCACGAATGAACCAGGCGATAATGGCGCACATCGTTGCGTCGATTACTGTTTTTGTAAACGCACCGCCATTATATCTGCCGCGAAGGTACGCCATTGCAAACGCAAGGATTGCCCCGATGCCTTGTTCCTTTGCCGCGAGAATGGCGGCTAACAGGTCATGTTTTTCTGGCATCTTCATGTCTTACCCCCAATAAGGGGACTTGCTCTATTTAATTAGGAATAAGGTCGATTACTGATAGAACAAATCCAGGCTACTGTGTTTAGTAATCAGATTTGTTCGTGACCGATATGCACTGGCAAAACGGCAGGAGGTTGTTAGCGCAACCTCCTGCCACCGCTTTCACGAAGGTCATATGTAGAAGGCCGCAGCATAACTATCACTGATGAATTCAGGATAGCCAGTGGCTACGGCTCAGTTTGGGTTGTGGTGGTTGGTGCTGAACTCCAACTTGAGGCTACCCATCCTAGCCCGAAGCTAGGTGCTCACCTCTGAGCGTTAGCGCATCAGCCTGCGCATTCACCACAATTCTTGTTGTAACTTCCGAATATTTTTTCCCTTTCCGAAGTCACAAATTTTATAGCATCCTCTTTGCGTTTAAATGTCTTGAAGGCCGCAGTTTTTCTATTAACAAAAACACGAGCATGCCAAAGCCTATCTCTCGAGTGGAAACAAACACCACGACAACCAGACCGGTTCCTTTTCGAGGTTATTGTGTTCATGTTGTTTTGCGATCTGCTAACAAGCCTAAGATTTGATATCCTGTTGTCGTCTCTTATGCCATTCACATGATCTATTTCTAAGCCGCTATTTATTTCGCCATTGCACAAAATCCACGCCAGACGATGAGCAAAGTATCTTTTACCTCCTAAAGATATTTGCCTGTAACCGAACGAATTCAGCGAACCAGCAATCATGCCAGGCTTAGATCTTCCTGTTTTTACCTTCCACACGAAGATGCCGGTAGATGGATTAAATGACAAAGATTCTTTAATGCGTTCACTTGTTAAAAGCATTGCGTAAACCTTTTAGAAAGCGAGCCTGTCTCACAGAAAAGCCGCCCGAGAGAGGTCGCCACCTATAACGGCATTTCTCAGGCTCGCTTACTGAAAGGATCTCGTTAATATGCGCGTGAGATGCGCTGGAGGGATAACAGGAAAGAGCACTGCATGGTTTTACCATTACATCCGAAGATTTATCTGGTGTAGTCAATGCTCTTACCTGTTGTGCAAATAAAAAAGCCCACAGGCGGTGGGCTTGTGATGGTTGCTGAATGCAAAAGCGGCAGCATATGTGAATATTATGGCTAAATGGCTAATTGCATGTCAAGGCTTTTAACAGCAACATGCTTAACTTTCTCAACACGTTTACGCATTTTGAAAGCATTTTGCATTGGTTGGTACAAAACAAATAACGACGATTTCAGGATGTCGTCAATTTCGTTTCTACAGGTTGCCAGTGAAGGTTTTCTCCATCCCTCGCCACCACGTCCACACATCTTGCGTGGCTTTGCAGTCGCGTGATAGTAGGATGCAATTGCTCGCTTTGATGAACCATGAGCGTAGTAGCTGAGGAGGATGCCAAAGGCTTTCTTGTCAATGTACATGACGGAATCGACGACCTGAGAAATCAACATTCCATCATCATCATTACACATTGGCCTTGTCATAACTCTTCCCGGCTCTACGCTCTCCATGAACTTAGCTATTACGCTGCTCATACGCTTTTCCAGACGACCTGAATAAACCCATGCGCCCCACAGTTCAAGCCAGCCATTCAGCCAATCGTGCTGTTCTTTGGTGAGGTTTAGTTCTCTTATGCTCATCGTCTTCCCCTTTTGCCCTGTTTGACCATCAGGACGCCGTTAACTATTACGTGACGCTCGCCTTTGCTGTCTCGGTTGTACTTGAGCACTGTTCCTCTTGCGCAGGAAAGCATCCTTGCCACTTCGGTCTGATTGCCTCGTGTCTGGATAAGAAGCTCTGGTATCGTTTGAATTGTGGCGTTCATGCGTTCTCCAGTTCGGTGATTTTTATTCCAAGCCGTCCGCCTGGTACTTTCACGCCACGAATTACGCGGATGTCATCGAATTGCTCGTCATCTTCCGCAAATCCGGCGTGGATAAGGGAGTCGAGTAAACCTTTCAGGATGTTATCGAGGTCGCGGCGGCGGGAGTCTGGAACGTCTGCGATGACTTTGATGCGGAGTCGTGATTTGGTGAAAATGTCTAACTTAAGTTGGCGGATGATTTGCTGAACGTCTTTTCGGTATTTCTGGCCTTTATCGCTTATGTAATATTGGCTTCCCCGTCTTCGCCAGTAGGTATTCACCGACGGCGGGTATGGAAGCACAAACTGATATTCGTTCATTGGACAAACACCCTCCCATTGTTAACCAATTTTTTAAGGGTAAGCACAATGGCCCGATCCATTTCAGCCCTTCGCTCTTCCCTGCTCATATCTCTCCCATTATCAATTCTTGAATGACAATCAACACATAGCGCAGCAGTAAGGCAATCATCTACTTTAATCCCAACCCCCTTCCCTTCATTTCTATGAGCGGCCTGAACTCCGTATCTTCCGCAAAGAACGCAAAATTCAATATCCCTGACTGCCTGAAGCCATTTTTTGCTTCTAAACATCAATCCCCTCCAAAAAACGTCGGTACGCTGATTTGTTTTTTATGTTGCACACTGTCTGCGCACAAACACCAAATTCTTTGGCTATATCTCTGTATTTTCCTTTTGATTTATATATTGATTTCACTTGTTCTGGCGTTAGTTTGCAGAAGTGATGATTAAACCCATGAACAAGCAATCCGGAATCAAATCCATGTTTCGCATTTTCTGTTCGCGTTACCCACTCAAGATTTTCAACTTTATTATTAAGTTTATTTCCATCCTTGTGATTAACTTCCGGTTTGCCATCTGGGTTATCAATAAATACTTCTGCAACAATTCTGTGAACCATTTTATATGATGTTCTTTTCCCGCCACCTGGATACAGACCGACAAATGCATATCCTCCTGGTTTAATGCCATGAGATAATTTTTTTGATTTACGGCATGAAATGATGTCTCCATTTTCAGTTACTTTATATATACCCTCAAAGCCGGGGATATCTTTTTCTTTAACATCACTCATCGTCTTCTTCCTCGTACATTGAGCTATTCGGATCGCTCATCAGTTCTGCGCAGCAATCGGAGCACACGTGAACTTCCAGCACATGCAGCTTCTGACCGCAGTGAGCGCACGTTAAAGCCCGCTCGACACTTCCTTGTTCGTAACTTCGATTTGGGTCAATCACCTTGTTTTCCTCGCACGTTCTCTAAGCCACCGGATATCCCACAGGTGAGCCGTGTAGTTGAAGGTTTTTACGTCAGATTCTTTTGGGATTGGCTTGCGTTTATTTCTGGAGCGTTTCGTTGGAAGGTATTTGCAGTTTTCACAGATTATGTCGGTGATACTTCGTCGCTGTCGTCTCATGCCGCCCTCCTGACGCCCTGCCCGATCGCCATCAATGCCGCTTTGGATACGGTAGTAAACATCCGTCGAGGACTGATGAACGGTCGCCAAATCAGCAGCATGGAGCCTTTGCTGTTTCCCTTCTTCTCCAGCCCTGTCGATGGTTCGATAAAATTAATCCGTCCATCAGTGATAATGCGAACTTCGTCGACACTCTCCAGAGCCTTGCTGAACCATCCGACTGACATATCCTCTGGCACAAGCATCACTATCGTCTGTCGCTGTTGTATGCACTGCTCAGCGGCTTTTTCCACCCACGGCCTGATATTGCTGTACGGTGGGTTATTCCAGATTGCACCGTGACTTACCCACTCAGAATTGAGCGCGTCGTCGGCCTCAGTTAGCCAGTGAGCGCACAGAGCATTTTTGTCGCTAGCAGCTGAATCCAGCCAGAATCCAAACTCAATATCCAGTGCATCAAAAAGCCAAAGCGGCGTTTGCCAGCAGTCCTTGTCGTGTGCTGCCGTATTTGATTTGATAGTCATGCAGCCCGATCTCCCCATCTCGCTTTCCACTCCAGAGCCAGTCTCGCTTCGTCTGACCACTTAACGCCACGCTCTGTACCGAATGCCTGTATAAGCTCTAATAGCTCCGCAAATTCGCCTACACGCATCCTGCTGGTTGACTGGCCTATTACCACAAAGCCATTCCCGGCAAGGTTAGGAACAACATCCTGCTGCTTTAATGCTGCGGTAAACACACACTTCCAGCTTTCTGCATCCAGCCAGCGACCATGCCATTCAACCTGACGAGAGACGTCACCTAAGCAGGCCCATAGCTTCCTGTTTTGGTCTAAGCTGCGGTTGCGCTACTGAATGATCACTACGATTGGTTTGGTTGGGTCTGGAAGGATTTGCTGTACTGCGTGAATAGCGTTTTGCTGATGTGCTGGAGATCGAATTTCAAAGGTTAGTTTTTTCATGACTTCCCTCTCCCCCAAATAAAAAGGCCTGCGATTACCAGCAGGCCTGTTATTAGCTCAGTGATGTAGATGGTCATCAGAATCCTCCTTTCTTCTTGGATTGCGGTTCCTCGCGTTCACGGCGGCGCATTTCAGCAGACTGTTGGTCTGTGTCATAAATAGCGCCATTTGCCTGAATGCAATACACCGTGCCGGTATTGCCATGACGATTGAGACGAAGGATTAGTTCGGTTTCACCAGGTGGAACACTGTCATCAAAAGCGCCTTCACGATGGATCCCGACCCAATAATCGCAATCCTGTTCAATCTGCCCTGTATCTCGTGAGTCACTTGGTAATGGGCGTTTATTGGTTCGGCTTTCCAGTGCGCGGTTAAGCTGTGTCAGAAGCACAACAACGCAATCAAGCTCTTTGGCAAGGTTCTTCAGTCCTTTGGTGATCATGCCGTAAGCAAGGTCGTTGCGATCGGCCTTCTCAGCGGTCATTAGTGTCAGGTAATCGACCAGAATCATGCCAACACATCCTTTTTCTCGCTTGATTCGACGGCTTTCGCTGACGATTTGAGCCAGAGATAATCCCGGCGTGTCGTCGATGTAAAGCAGGTCGATTTCACTCAAGCGATTGGCTGTTTCGATCGCCCTGTTGAAGTCACCATCGTAATCACCCTGATAGCCGTCATCAGCGTCATTTGTCGCCGGAAGGTAAAAAATATTCGGGTTAACACCAGACTTCTGCCCTACCAGTTTTTCCAGTATCTGATCACCTGGCATTTCAAGGCTGAACATCAAAGCGGGCTTTTTCTCATGCACTGCGCAATTGATTGCCATCTGGCTGTATAGCGTCGTTTTCCCCATCTTAGGGCGAGCGCCAATGACAAACAGAGAGCCTTTCACCAGACCTTTCGGTGACAGCATCCTGTCCAGCGATGGGATACCTGTGCTCATTCCCCGTTGTTCGCCTGATGGGTCAAATCGCTTCTCAAGGTCGCTAACCCAGTCTTCCATGACCTCACCAAATGAGCGAAGGCCGCGACGCGATCCGGTTTTTGCATGGTCTGTCAGTTGCGTGAAAATCGCCTGAATAGCTTCGTACTTCTGCGTCGCAGTCATTCCGTTGCGGGAATAGAGCAATTCCGTCGCTTCAGTCATGCGGTTGATGGCGTAGCGTTCCATTGCGGTTTCGCGAACCTGCATTGCATAGGCAACGATGTTTGCGGCGCTTGGCGTGTTCTTTGCGATCTCAGCGATATAAGCAAAACCGCCAACAGACGCCGTTAACGATTTACGCTCCAGTTCATCGAAAAGCGTCAGGCCATCTACTGGCTTTTGCTCCCGGTGCATTCTGGTTATTTCTTCGAAAAGGATTTTGTGTGGTCGGCTGTAAAATGAATCAGGCTTCAGCATCGCCAGAACTTTCTGGACGCGCTCACTGCTGTCATCATCCAGAAGCAATCCACCAATCACCGCCTGCTCTGCCTCGATGCTATGGGGCGGCGCATAAAAATTATCGGTCATCGTGTTCACCCTCACGAACTTTCAGGTAGGTATTATCGTTAAGCAGGAAATCAAATCCCTTTTTGTGCCAGACAGTTCCGCGTTGATGGTTTGGACGCTCTTCGAACATCCATCGGCAATTTTCGCCTACGTAGCTCAAATAATTTCTCCAGTCCTGCATCGTGAAACCATGCCCGTCAAGCTGTCGGGTTATCACTCCGGCTTTGCGCCAGAACGTTCGGATCTGGTTTTTACGCTTGTCATTCAGTGCGCGGATTCTTGGCGCTTCAGGAAGGATTTCGTGGTAAGCATCGACAACATCCTGACAGCTAACGGAAGGTTTTTTCTTGTCAGACTTTTTGTCTGCTGTGGCACTCTCTAATACGTCAGTATTAGAGATATTATTATTATATTCTTTATCTGTGGTAATTTGCTGGTAATCTGCTGGTACAGTATTGCTTACAGGCATTGGTATTGCTGGCTTTGAGGTGGTAATTTGCTGGTAATCTGCTGGTACAAAATTTGACTGATAATCGTCATATTTCTCTACCGAGAAAACTGAGAATTTACCGTGTGAAACCCAGTCAATCATGCCGAGTTTTTTGAACTTTCTAAGCAGGTACTGAACGCGATCTGGTTTGAGTCCTGTTTCAAACGCCAGAGAGTTTCTACCGCCAAGTAGCTTCCCTCTGCCTACCAGAATTTCTCCTGCGTCAGTCATTACATACTCAGGCGTATGCTTTGCTTTGAGGATTAAGTGAACCCACAGATGCGCAGCTTCTGCGTCCTTGTAAAACGGCACATCCATAATTTTACGGTGCAGCAAGGCATACCCCTTACCGCTGCTTTGATGCGGTTGTTGTAGCCTTCTGGCCTCTCTGGCTTCGGCTAGATTAGATATGTTACTCATGACCTTTCTCCTTCTGCATCAGCTTCACTTTTTCCAACTCAGCCCGGAATCGACCAGGCTGCTTGAAGCTGGACAGGAAGCGATCACGTAGTATGTGTTTGTGAATTTTGTCCTGGTAAGGACTGAGTGGTTTTGTCATAATGACTCCTGTGGATTGATCCAGTAATTACCTCAGAATTGCATATCAATTTGCTTAAAATCCTCGGTGGCGGCCGGGGATTTTTTCTTTGTGATTTCATCAAGCGCATACTTAAAAGCCCTGCTAATCGGACTGATGTCTGATGCCATTCCGAAAGCACACAAGACCGAAGCAATAAATCTCCAGTCCGTTCTGCTTATCTTCGATTCATGACAGCCAATCATCTTTGCCAGACCGCGCTGGGTAAGCGTTGACAGGTTGATGAGTAAATCTGTTTCTGCGCGATCAACGTCACGCTGGGATAGTTTGCTGTAACTTGTTTGTTCCATTTCTTATGATTTCCAATAGTGAATAGCTAGTTGAAAGGTATGCGTGGAAACGCATATGGCCTTAGTTGGTCAGATATATTGGGACTCGCTTTGTCAGCGACGTAGGACGAATGTCCATTGTGAAAATAGCGGTGTTACTTATGCAGTTGTTTTTTTGTTACTTGGAAAGGGCTTTACCTCTTCCGCATAAACGCTTCCATCAGCGTTTATAGTTAAAAAAATATTTCGGCCTGCATGAATGGCCTTGTTGATCGCGCTTTGATATACACCGAGATCTTTAGCTGTCTTGGTTTGCCCAAAGCGCATTGCATAATCTTTCAGGGTTATGCGTTGTTCCATACAACCTCCTTAGTACATGCAACCATTATCACCGCTAGAGGTAAAATAGTCAACACGCACGGTGTTAGATATTTATCCCTTGCGGTGATAGATTTAACGTATGAGCGCAAAAAAGAAACCATTAACACAAGAGCAGCTTGAGGACGCACGTCGCCTTAAAGCTATTTATGAAAAAAAGAAAAATGAACTTGGCTTATCCCAGGAATCTGTCGCAGACAAGATGGGGATGGGACAGTCAGGCGTTGGTGCTTTATTTAATGGCATCAATGCATTAAATGCTTATAACGCCGCATTGCTTGCAAAAATTCTCAACGTTAGCGTTGAAGAATTTAGCCCTTCAATCGCCAGAGAAATCTACGAGATGTATGAAGCGGTTAGTATGCAGCCGTCACTTAGAAGTGAGTATGAGTACCCTGTTTTTTCTCATGTTCAGGCCGGGATGTTCTCGCCTGAGCTTAGAACCTTTACCAAAGGTGATGCGGAGAGATGGGTAAGCACAACCAAAAAAGCCAGTGATTCTGCATTCTGGCTTGAGGTTGAAGGTAATTCCATGACCGCGCCAACAGGATCCAAACCTAGTTTTCCTGACGGGATGTTAATTCTGGTTGACCCTGAGCAGGCTGTTGAGCCAGGTGATTTCTGCATAGCCAGACTTGGGGGTGATGAGTTTACCTTCAAGAAACTGATCAGGGATAGCGGTCAGGTGTTTTTACAACCACTAAACCCACAGTACCCAATGATCCCATGCAATGAGAGTTGTTCCGTTGTGGGGAAAGTTATCGCCAGCCAGTGGCCTGAAGAGACGTTTGGTTAAGGCCAGCAACGAATCACAACAAACACATGGGGCGGCGGATTAAGGGTGATATGGAATAATGCAAGACAATTTCATCTTAAA